TGCCAATTGTAATTACAGCAGTTTTCTCTTGACCATACAGTACAAGGATGATTGTGATGAACAGCCTTATATAGGATATCCTCTCTATCGTCTTGTAGTTCGTAATACTTTAGGGTTCTTTTGCCTGATTTGGATGGACGCATGGTAATAGTACCGTCTAGCATCCGGTGGACAGTGGATAACATTTGAGCTGATTCTACAATCATCTTAACTACGTGTTTGTCACACTGGTCTTGAGCAGCTTGGATTGGATCTTCATTTAGTATAAAAATATTCATAATGTATATTATATCAAAGTTTGTTTGATTTGTCAACCATTTAATGCAGTAAATATATTTCTTAGTAATAGTAACAGTCCAGCACCATTTAGAATAATGAGAGCTCGATCTTGCCACACTATTGATACCCATAACCACAGTGCGATACCAATAATCGATAACCCTAAGTCCCACATCTGGTACCCATCAATACCTCGTAATGACATTGCGCACAAAACGAATACTGATGCAACCCATTTAACATACCAATCTAGGGTATATTTGGGTGTGGCTGATTTATAGATTCTTTTAGAATTTTCAAGTTCTTCTTTAGTATATTTCGCCATAATGTAATTAGGGCCCTGTAGACCAGGGCCGTAACCCTGTTAACCTCCTTTAACTGTCGCCATATTCATATCTTCAATATGTCTATTCAGGAATTCTATTTTCTTTTGCATCTTGTATGCCAGAACTTCTTTTCCTTTGCGTTTCAGTTTCTTCTGATAGTATATTGCCTCTTTCTGGTCTTTCTTGAGACGTTCAATTTGTACATGCATAGTCTTTCTCCATGGGTTAATTGATAAGCTATCATAAAGGTTTGTCTATAGGCGGCCCTCCTCGTTAGTTAAATTATTGTCGAATTAGGTTAGGGAATGCATCCATAACCAGTTTCTTAGTTAACCCCTTATACTTAAGGTTTTTATCTTTAGCATCAATGAATACTTGAGCATCTGATGGGTGAATAGATTCCAGAATCTCTAAAAACATACTTTCGCGTTTAATAGGATTCATATTAGTATATTGGCCTTTAAAGAAATATTTAAATTTTCTATACTGGTTTTGAAGAGTAGCATAGTTCATGCCGTCGGGCATATTATCTTTCTTGTACGGAGGGGCACCGGGCGGCAACATAGAGATAATATCATCATCAAAGTTGATTCTTAGAATATCTCTAAGTGGTGCAGAATTCATTTTTCGTAGATAAGCAATCTTATCCACCTTGGTTGTTAGTTTGGCTTGTCCTTCTAGGACATCCGATATTAGATAATTACGCATTATAAAATTCCTCCACGCATTCAATCAGGTTAGTACATCTCTTTTTAATCAAATAATTTAATACTTTCATTTTCATGGGTAGTTTTTGATCGTCATATTTATTTATAATGGATTCTTGTATGTGTTGTGGAATTTCATTTAAGTCAATTAAGGTCTTATTCCTTTGATAGTTACGATACAAATCCTCGGGCATAGCAGCTTTAAGGTCATCACTGTTCTCTAACCACTCATCAATCCTTGTTTGTCTTAGTGGAGTTTGTTTACCACCTGACATAAATGTATCATCCTTAGATAGGACATTAGGAATTCCATCTCCAGCATCACCTCTCATGATGTGATTGAACAAATAGTTTCTTGGGCTCTTATCTGTGACTGCTTTCTTTTGGATAGGCGACCATTGTTTTACGTTATTATATTTTTGTAATTGAATAAAATCTTTATCGGAAGATACTATCATCACTGGTTCACCTTGTCCGAATTCTTGGGTACGTATAGCTAGTGCACCGATAATATCATCAGCTTCACAACCTTCCATATGCAATACTTTGTATGGTAGATTTTCTTGGATCTCTTCACGGATTAAATTTACGATACGGAATATCTCGTTCCAATCCATAGTGGATTCTTCTTTACCTTTCCTACGCATTCCCTTATATTCGGGAAAGTACTGACGTCTCCAAGTATTCATACCATCTGCACAGATAACCATCTGACCATATTCTTTTCGATACCTTTTATTGTACATACGGATACTGTTGAGTACCATATGACGTATCATATTTTCATCATTTAATTTTTGCACTATGATGTTTGAAAGTGCGATCTGACTATAATCAAGTAATATCATTTTTATTCGCTTCTATTTTATTATAAAGAGCATCTAAGTCTTCTTGTAGGAAGTGCTTGATACCACCGTATCTCATAAACATTGAGGATATAAGATTTACAATCACATACATATCACGTGATTCTTCATTCTCTGGATCCCTAAAATCCATTTCATCTAAAGAAGAATCTTCTGACGCAAAGTAATCTTCGAGCATCATAAGAACAAATTGAGAGGTGTCTACGCATTCTTCTGTGAAGTTTTCGTAGGCCCAGTCCCTTTCGGACTCTATCTGATCTTGTCGCCTTTCGGTTGGAAATGGTATTATATTGTTCATAATAGATATATTATACTACACTTTAACATAAAAGTAAACCTTTATTTTAAGTTTTTTACAGCATTACCACCAAGTCGTATCTGAATGATACCATTATAGTAGTCTTCTGTGAGTAACACGTCCCTATCAAACTGTTCTTTAGCTTCCATATATGCACAATCACCTTTGGTCTTACATAAGTGAAGTATCTCTCTGTGGAAGCCAGATGTGCCACTTTCCTCTATCTCTGCCATAAGGTGCTTATTAGAACCCCAATAGCTTCTCCAGTCTGATTCTACTTTAAGCTTCTTGCGCCTTTTCCGAGCCTTTGTTATAGGTAGGGTCTTCTGACTCCAAAAGAATTTTTTTCCAACGTATTTCCTTTGTGTGGTCAGGTTCGTTATCAGGTAAACAAAACCGTACGCGTCTTCGTGACTGAACTCTTCTGGCGGCTGCCATTCTACTCCTTGAAAGAGCCATGGTGGGTTACTCCTCGTAGTCGTCTTGGTCATAATCTAGGGTTAGAGCCTCATTGTTATATCGTGGAATAGCATCTATCTCTACTTGCGTACCACAGTTAGGACAGAATCTGTCGTCTGTATCCCATTCGTCTTCTATATTTATAAAAGATAATTTATAACAAAATTGGCAATCAATTTCTTGCAGCATATGTTATCCTTACATTTCTTTAAACTCGGCCCATCCACCAATTGGTTGTCCGTCTATTTTAATTTGAGGAAATGTTCTTGCTGTTGGGAATATTTCTAACATCTCCTCTCTACCAAAATCAACTCCGAGTTTCTTAACCGAATATGTATGTTCAGATGTTTCCTGAATCATGGTTTGGGCTTTTCTTACTGCCATGTCACAATATGGACATTGGTCTTTACTGTAAATTTCTATAATCATAAACTTAATCCTGCCATTGTTTCGGTTGTTACATCTTGTTTTACACCACCAGTTACATAAGAAGTGATCTCTGTTTCTTGAGGAGCGACCTGTACATTACCACCACCAATCCATTTCTCTGTCCACGGTAATGGGTTCATCTGTGTTACGGTATACGGACAATGTAGGCCTATTGCTCTCATTCTTTTACATCCGATCCATTCTATATAGTCAGATAGTAATCTCGCGTTGAGCCCGATCATAGATCCGTCTTTAAATAGATACTGTGCCCATGCTTTCTCTTGTTGTATCACATCGACATATAGTTTAATAGAGGCGTTTTCCATTTCCTTTGCAATCTTAGCGAAGTCATTATCTTCTTTTACTAGTAGTTTTAACATGGTAGTAGTAGCAGCTAGATGTGTGTTCTCGTCTCGTGCAATGAATTTAATAATCTTTGCATTACCTTCCATCTTCTTCAATTCGGCAAAGGCCCAACTACATGCAAATGATACATAGAATCTTACACCTTCCAAGGCATTGGCACTCATCATTGCCATCCAGATAGCACGTTTGTGATCCATCTTATTGGTAGGGCCTGCATTACATGTGATTAAATCGTCATAGTAGCTACCTATAGACTCGGCACATGAATTGATTTCTTTAACATTTAGAATACCATCAAACACTGCACCAGGAGATGGGTAGATATTACGGATAATATGAGTATAACTCCTAGAGTGAATTGTTTCAAAGAATGACCAACATTCTATCCAGTTCTCTACTTCGGGTAAAGAAGCAATAGGTAAGAATGCTAGGTTAGGAGCACGACCTTGTACACTATCTAACACAATCTGTCTTTTAAGATTGGACGTGAAGATATGTTTCTCGTGTTCTGTAAGAGAGTCGAAGTCCTTCTTGTCTTTTGAAATATCTACCTCTTCGGGTCTCCAAAAGAATCCAAGTTGTTTCTCGGCTATCTTATCTAGTTGTGGGTACTTTAATTCATCATATCTTTGAATATCGACACCTTCATCCAAAAACATAGTTCTTTCCAGATGTGATTTCTTATTCTTTTTCAATACTGCCATTTATAAATCCTTTATATTATATTATATTTTGCAACTCTCGCAATCGTCTTCTTCATATGTTACGGCTTCACCTTCATAACTGTGGTGAGTAGCCTCGTCTGTTATTTCACCCGAACCGTCAAAGGTATTAAAGTAATACAGTTGTTTTAATCCGTACTTATACGCAGTAACTATATCCTTAATCATCTCTGACATAGGGATTTTATTGTCTTCAAAGTGTTCTGGGTTGTAAGAAGTGTTGGCCGATATGCCTTGGTCGATATACTTCTGTAGTATAGCACATATCTTTAAGTACCCATCTGGAGACTTTTGATCCCACAAAAGGTCATACTTATTCTTTAGGTGATGATACCCAGGAACGACCTGGGCCATTACTCCATCCTTACTTTGTTTATAACTAACCAACGCACGAGGTGGTTCAATACCATTCGTACTATTAGATATTTGTGCAGATGTTTCGGCTGGCATTAAAGCCATGAGAGTCGAATTACGGATACCTGTGGCTTTGAGTTGAGTTCTAAGCAAGTCCCAGGGTAATCTTTCATTATGCTCTATTAAATTATCTACTGCACTCTTATATGTATCTATTGGAAGAACTCCATGGCCGTATTTTGTCTCATTATTTTTAGAAATAGTACCTTTTTCTTCGGCTAATGTAGCAGAGGCTTTAATAAGATAGTAAGACCATGCTTCTGCATATTCATCTACTACCTCAAAGGCAGACTCATCATACTTCATACCACGTTTGGCTAAGAAATAAGCAAGGTTAATAATACCAATACCTAAAGGTCTACGAGACATTGTTCCTTTCTCTGCTGCCTTGATAGGGTAGTCTTGATAGTCTAGTAATTCATCCAATGAACGGACAGCAAGATCACAGTACTTCTCAAAGTCCTTAGGGTCATTAATTAAACCCCAGTTAATTGCTGATAGAGTACACAGAGAGATTTCACCCGCTTCATCGTTATAATCATTCAACGGCGCTGTTGGTAAATCAATCTCACAACATAGATTACTCATTCTAATTGGAGCAACGTCTGGTAAGAAAGCACCGTGCTCATTAGCATGGTCTACGTTCATTAAGTAGATACGACCGGTATCTTTTCTTTCTGTTAAGAACGAAGAAAACACTTCTACAGCTGGTAATGTTTTCTTTCTGATAGATGTCTTACGTTCATATCGCTCATATAGTTCTTTAAACTTATCTTGGTCGGCAAAGAATGCCTCATATAAACCAGGGACATCATGTGGATCAAAGAATGTGATATTACCATTAGTAAGTAAACGCTCATACATTAGTTTATTAAACTGGAATGCATAGTCCATGTGACGGACTCTCGTTTCTTCGATGCCTTTATTATTCTTTAATACTACCAAGTCCTCGAACTCATAATGCCATACTGGAATATATACTGTCGCTGCACCACCACGAACACCACCTTGTGAACATGACTTAACAGCCGCTTGGAAGTATTTTAAGAATGGAATTAGTCCAGTGTGAACTACTGAACCATCACCAACTTTGGCACCCTCGGCTCTAATAGAACCTGCACCAATACCGATACCAGCCTTCTTACTGATATAATTTACTATTGAAGTGGCAGTAGCGTTAATAGAATCAAGACTGTCACCAGATTCAATAAGCACACAGCTTGAAAACTGACGGGTCGGAGTCCGTACACCAGCCATAATCGGCGTAGGGAGCGAAATATAGAACTGAGATATTGCATCATAATAATCCTTGACATATTTTAATCTGGTTTCTTTAGGGTAGTTCATAAACAACGTAGCTGATACTAACATATATAATATCTGCGGTGTCTCATAGTGTAGTTTGTTCTTACGGTCTTGGACTAAGTACTTACCTCGGAACTGTTCCATCCCAGCATACGTAAAGGTATCATCACGTTCGTGTTTGATATATTTATCTAGCTCATCAATCTCTTCTTTTGTATAGTTTACTAAAATCTCTGCATCATACACATTGCGATCAATATTCTCTACCACTAATTGATGTAACGGCCATGGTTCATATTCACCATAGACTTCTTTACGGAGTTTATAGTTAATTAACCTAGCGGCTACGAATTGATAATTTGGTGTGTGTTCTGATATAAGTTCTGCTGCAGATTTAATAAGTAGCTCGTGTATATCGTAAGCTGGTATCTTATCAAATAGCTGTATGTTGGCTTTAAGCTCTATCTCTGAAATGGATACACCTGTGATGCCATTTGTGGCCCACTCTAATACTCTGTGTACTTTCTCTAAATCAAATTCTTGTTTAGTTCCATCACGTTTAGTAACATTGATATTCATTATGTTAATCCCATTCATTGTTATTCCGGTGTTTAATAGTATATATTATACTTCATTTAGGGGCAAAAGTAAAGAACTATTTTAAGTATTTTTGAGGTGTTTTACTATCTCTTTTGCATGAATTTCAGTAAGAGTCATTAAATCCTCTTCTATGCCTTCAATGCGGTCAATCAGTGGGGGATAATCATCAAATCCATCTAGGCTGCATTTGGGATGGGCCAGTGCTTCCAATACATCTAGTCGTTGTGCGACCAAAGGAAATTGTTTTCGGAACTTAGAATCTTTCTTTGCCAGTTCCAAATCATATTTTACAGCAAAGTGCTGCATGAATTTGTCTACTTGTTTTTGAAACCAGATACCACCTGTTGTGGACTGAAACCAATTGTAGAACGATGAACCTATCACAGAACCTAAGATAGATTTTAACGAGAGTATAAGTAGAAAATACATTACTTCTCCTTTGCCAGTTTCTTAATAGCTTTAACGTAGTTAGGCATTCCGTGGTCTACTACTCCATCAAAGAATTTAAACCTCTTCCAAGATTGGCCTATACCATAAAAGAAATCAGTCCAAGTTGGTTTTAGTTGTTTATCTCCAAATCTATTAAAGTAAATCATCTCACCGTGATGTCTGAAACCTAACCATGCTGGTGGTATTCTACATACTATATCATTGTTATTCATAAATCTATAGTGTGGACATTTGATGTTTTTGATGAAGTGCTTTCCGCCGACTCTTGGTGAGCCGAAGGTGAAGAGCGCACTAGGTTGATAACGTGTGGCACTAATAGTAGCCATAGCAGCACCCAAACTATGCCCAGTAATATATACATCCTTTCTTACCTTTAGTTGGTCGTTGTGTTCTAACTCTTTTACTAGTTCCATCCATACATCGTCAACTTCTTGTTGGAAACCGCCGTGTACTTTACCACCAGCCACTGCAGTATTCTTTACTATTTTAAGGTCTGCCATTACATCATTGAGTTTAGCAGGTTCTGTTCCCCTAAATGCAAACCAAAGAGAGGTTTTATCTTTACATACTAATACTTCAGCACCATCGTTACTGATTAGCTTTACTTGGGTGAAACCAAGTTTCTTTGCTGCAGTTGTAGCAGGTTTCTCATTCATATATGCTATGGCCGAAAGTTTGGCAGCAATCTCTGCTCTTTCCCACAATGATATTTCAGTCTTAGACATTCTATTTCTCCAATTTAATTTCAACTGCTGCAGCTTCTTCATCATTTAACGTCACATTCCTATAATAAACAATCACCTCACCTAGCTGATTAATATATCTTTTTATTTCCTGAGTATTATAAGACATCATCTCATAATCCTCAACACTCATAGCAACGAAAACTACATCACCACCGTGTCTCTTTTTAATCCCATCAATAAATTTATCTAAATAGGTATAACCTTCTGGGTATAAATCTTCTCTGCCTAGTTTACAATCAGACTCGCCTTCTTCATTCTTTAGGCAATTCTCTATTACTTTAGCATCAGATACTACATACCACCTTGGTTCTTTTAAATCTATTGCCCTAGGTAATACAGGTTGTACTATATCTATTCTTACAGGCTTAGTTATAATCTCTACTTCCCTAGGAGCAGGGGTTAATAAACTACAACCACTAATCGTTAAGAGCGCTAATACGACTGCTATCATCTTCAATTGCATCGAATACCTCCTTGGTTGCTTTATTAATTCTTGTTTCTATTAGTCCAGGCTTGGCACTAGCTAACTTAGCGATGTTGTGTCTACGGAATATATCCATATACTCTGACATCTGTGTTTCGTATTGTTGATTTTGTACTTGAAGACCTCTAAGGGAATTAGAAGTCTTTTCCAAGTTATTCTGAATGGCCTCTATTGCGGCCTTCTGTTCTTGGTCCCTG